ACTCAACCATCGTCGGGTTTTCGCTTGCCACTCGATCGATGTAATAAATCTGATCTTCAAACTTTGCGGTCGGATCAGCGGTTGCGTTTGTGCCACCTGTGAAGTTCACAGCGTCTAGGAACTTCTTGCACGTCTGGATCCGTGTAACTTTCGCTTGCAGTGGGTTGTAGAGCAACAGCAGGGCTGAAATAGCATTATTAGTGTTATTGATCCGCATGGTTGGACGAGGCAAAACGCCTTTAGTCGATGCTTGAAAGCCTTCTATTTCGATCGCCGTGGCTGTATATGTCAAGCCATTAAAAACAACATCAGTGGTCAATTCATTTGTACCTGCGTGGTAGTAATACACCTGGTCAACACCGTTGACGGCTTCCGTCAGTTCAAGCTGAAACAGCTCGATAATTGCTGACGGCTCCAACGACTGAAGCTGCTCTTGAATTGACTGCGGTGTGCTCATGCTTCAAACACCTGAACAAAAGTTGTGGTCAACTGAACGCGGCCCTTGGTTGTCATCGTTTTGTTCCAGCTAGCGCAGCGCACCTTAATGCTGCTGCTTTCACCTGGCGGCGTAAAAATAAATTTCTCAATGCCACCACGAGCATCTAGAAACGTTTCCACTGTGTCTGACTCTGCCTCTGACAGGTTGTAAGACAACGTAAAAGCTTTCGGGTTTTGATTAATGCCAAGGCTCCCGACCTGTTGATAACCGCTGCCAAACTGTGATTGACGGACAATCGGCTGGCTGGCCTTTGTCGTGCCGTAAGACGGCTGCAAATTTACAGATGAGTCCCAGCTAGCTGTCATCGGCTTAAGAGTCCTCCAGGTCGTTGCTGCTTGATTAACTCATTCTGAACAGCAGCGCCAACAAGAGCACCAAGCTGACGTGATGAGCCTTCATCGCCTTCCACGTTAGTACCGCTGGCATCGACGTTTACAACAACGTTGGTGCTACCCCCTAGCTGATCGTTGGCCACGATCTTGCCTGAACCGCTAGGGACAAACATTTCAGGGCCTCGCTCGCCGACCATGTAGGGGCTCCCGGCTGACACTGGCCCACCGTTAGCCCTAAATCCAAAGAAACTTGAAAAGCTAAAGCCAGACAAGGCGTTCATTAATTGCTGCTGCAAAATCAGCTTTGCCATCTGTTTGATAACACCAACCAAAGAATCAGAAAGCGACTTAGTACCCTCAACTGCAGCAAACAAGGCATCGACGACGCCATCCCTAAACGCCGTATCTAGCTGTTCATATTTTTGTTTTAGAGCGTCTGCCTCTGCCCTTGCTTTTTTGTCTAGCTCTAATAGTGCTTCTTTGCCTTGCTTCAGGTTGAAATTAGTCTCTAGTTGCTCTCGCAAAACATCTAGCTCTTCTTTTTTTAGCAACGGAAACTGTCTATCTAAGTTTTCTTGAGCAAACTTCAGCTCAAGCTTTTCTCTTTCGCTATCAGTCAAAGTTGCTGTTAGCTGACCAGTCTGTTCCAGCGTTCTTAAAAGCTGGTCTGCGCTTTTTTTCTGCTGCGCTATAGGGTCTGTTTTTTGTTCGGTTTTTGTTTTAAGCTGCGCTAGCAAAGCGTCAATTTGAGCTTGCAAAGGATTAACAACGCTTCCCCCGCCACCATCGCCGCCTGCAGCAGTAAATCCCGCAACTCTTGCGCGAGCGATTTTTCTGCTTAAGTCATCAACTGCAAAACCAATATCAACAAAGCTGCCTAGCAGACCTCGGTTAGCAAGTTCATCTGCTGTCGAATTTGCTCTAACTCCATCTAAAGCGGCGCTGACTCTATTTAACTGTGCTTCAAGCCTTACAGCCTCGTCTTCTGTTGTTATATTTTCAGCGCCTAATTGTTCAACAGCAGTTCGTAGATTGTCAACAGCTTGACTTTGGCCGCCAAAAAAGTTAGCTAAGTTAGCCTGAAAAATACTTAAAGTCGATGGTCCCTCTGCAAGTAACGCGAAAAATTTGACGAACTCAGAAGTAACAGATTGGATTTTGCCTAAGACAGTGCCCAAAGCAGGTGCAAGCGCCGTATCTAACTGACGGGCCAATGTCCCAACGTTGTTGAAGATGGCGTCTAGCTGGGATGTAACTGTTCCCCCAAGCTGGTTGGCGGCGTCTTTAGCAGCCCCTGCAGAATCAGCCTGATTGTCTAGATTTTCGTTAAACGACACCAAGCCGTCGTTCGTCAACGGCAAGATGGCTGCAATGGCTTCAACGCTGCCGAACAGCTTGGTTAGAGCAACCTCGCTCCCGCCTGTTTTTTGCACAACTTCTTCCAAGAACCCGCCAAAACCCTTGGTCTTGATGGCTGCGGAACTAAAGTCAATTCCCAGTGTTTTTGCTGCTTGCGATGCTTCGGATGTCGGCTTGATGACGCTTGCAATGACTTGGCGCAATCCTGCCAATGTTGATTCAACAGGGACACCGGTTGCCGTAACCGTTGAGATAGCGGCGTTTAGCTCGTCAATGCCAACACCTGCCGCCGCTGCAATCGGTGCTACGCGGCCAATCTGTGCAGCATATTGTGCAACGATAATTTTGCCGTCGTTCTGAGTCTGGATAAATCCATCAACGAGCTTGGCCGCTTTATCTGATGACAAGCCGTAAGCGTTTAGAACTGAAGTTGTAGCATCTGCAACGGTGTTCAGATCAGACAGGCCACCCTTCGCACCCAGGCTGGCCGCTTTAAGAATGTCTGATGCTGACGCCGCATCGTTGAAACCTGCGGAGGCTACGTCATAAGAGGCCGCTAACAGCTCAGTTTGTCCGACTTGACCTTTTAACTCAGCGGTGACGCCAAGTAATTTTTTTTGCAACTGCTCAGAATCAACGCCCAAAGTGCGAACAGCAGCAGCGGCGTTATCAGCTTCCGCAAAGCCACGGAAAAATCGTCTAGCACCTTCCGCAAGGGTTAGCAGTGGCACTGCCTTGAGGGCAGCACTAAGAAGACCTACAGATTTAGTTGCAGTAGTCGTTGCAGTATTAACACCACGCAGCGCAGATACTGCACTTGTTCCGTCAACCCTTAGGCGTACAGACGACTCGACTGTCACGGCTGCGCCTAAGAACTTTTTCTATGCTACCGCCGACTCAGCCTTGCGCGTTCGCTTGCTTTTTCCTGTTCTTCGTTCCTTAGTTGATAGAAGGCAGCAAAGTGAACAAGCTCCGCATCTGTCAGTTCAGTGCGAAGCCTGCTTACTGTCATGCCTAGTTCGCAGGCCAGAAAAAACTCAAAGTGAGTCCACCTGTCCTGCTTTAGTCGTTTTTTGCGTCTTGCAGATCAGCGCCTTCACCAAGGCCAAACAAAAACAGCTCGACCTCATTAAGAACAGACTCAGGAAGCTCACGTTGCAGTTTTGCCACATCAGCCCCGGCAAACGGCTTAGTGCCGTCTTCTAGCTCAGCCATCTGGCAAAGCATGTGCGTGGAAAGATCCAACGCTTCCTCGCTGTTTGCAAGATTCTGAGCACGTTTGCGATCGGCCCTAGTAATTGGCTTGAAATAAAGATCCCAGCTTTTGCCGCTGGGATGCTTCAAAACGAATTTGCGGCGCTGATTAAGGTCAAACGCCTCAACCAGCTCATCAACCAAACGTTTTGTGGCAGGCATTAAATACCGGAAGTAATAGTACCGTTGGCAGTGAAGTTGATCGTAATCACTTCAATCTCTCCAACCGTAGCACTATATTCTGCCCCTGTAACTAGAGCAGCAAACGACATTTTTTTGTCGCCACTTTCATCTAGATACAACTCAAAGTTTGCGTTGGCTGGATCTTCCGTGGTCAATGCCTCGTTAAATAGATCCAGTTTGTCGCCCGCGCTAGGTGCGTCATAAAGCACTTCGCAGGAGCCTGAGCCACTGACCAAGCCTCCGACGTATGCGCGGAAAGTATCGCCGTGGTCGGTGACTTCCAGCGATTCTTTTTCAACTGAGAGCGACCAAGACCGCACTGCAGCGATTTCGGAAAGTGCTGCGCCGCCAGCGTCCTTGTCGAACTTGATGGTGCCTTGTTGTCCTCGATAAAAAGCCATGATCAGATAGCGGTGGTGATGGTGCCGTTAGTGGTGAAATTAACGGTAATAACCTCGA